TACGGCGTTGACCGGGTTGTGCTCTATATTACAAGTGCTGCTCGCTGCTATGAGTATAACCGCCTACCTGTGTCCGAAGGTGGTCCGGGTAGCTCAGATGGAAGCCAGCACCCGCGATGCAATGCCATGGATATAGCGATAACCGCTAATGGCGAAGTAGTACCGCCTAAAGACATTTACGATTGGTTTGATGAGCATTGGCCTAATACCATGGGCTTAGGTTTATACGAGGGCTTTGTACATGCCGACACAAGAGAATACCGTGCCAGGTGGTAAGACAAGCTGGGAAAACCGCAAGCGGGTGCTTTTTGTAACGCTCGCATTCTGCTTTGGATTGATAACGTGGCTTTTGGTATGGGGCGAGCCTGATTCGCCTTTGCACGAGACTATGACTCAGTTCAGTTTCGTTTTAATTATGGCATGTGTTGGTTCTTATGTTTTTGGGGCTGCTTGGGAAAACCGAGGGATTAAATAATGCTAGAGGCGCTAATAATATCTATTGCTCTTAATGTGTGGGCCGGATACGAACTAGGCGAAGAACGCAAAACATCCGACAATATCAGCCAAATCGTAATAGATCAGTCAAAGCTAATAGATCAATGCTACCAAGAGCTAGACAAAAATGAGCAAATTAACGCAAAAACTGAAGACGCGATACGAGAACTTGCAAAATCGAACTCAGATCAGCTTAGTGAGCTGGAAAGGCTTAATGGTATTAGCGCTGATTTTTATAGCTGCGAAATTCCTAACGAATTGGTTAACGCCTTGCAGCCCGATAGTTAAAACCGAATACGTTGTAAAGAACATACCCGCTCAGCGGCTAAAACTTCACACGTTGCCGGCAATAGAAAAGATTGATGGTAAGTACACGAGTAAGTCACTGGTTAACGCTTATCAAAAAAGCATTTACGAATTGAAGCAGTGCAATGTTGATAAGCGCCATATCATGGGTATTCAGGATTAGAGCTTTAACAGATTGGCAATGAATCCAGAACCTGAATCAATGTGCTGTTTTAGCTTGCCAATGGCAGTATAAACTCGGTTAAGCTCGGTCTGGCATTCCTCAAGATTCTCAGTAACCGCTTCATACTTTGCGCGCAATCGTGCGTTTTCTTGACGCAACTCGTCATTATCGGCACATACACGCGCATTGGCTTGCATTAGCTGCTCTGATTTTTTGTATAGCTCATCGGCCGCTTTTTCTAGTGACATACCCCGTCCTCTTTTGTAAAACACAAGCTTACCGCCAGTGGCCGCATCCTTTCTTGCTTTGATCATTTTAATTCCTTAAATATGTGCGCGATAATTCCAGTCGAAAATGACATGAACCACTTTGTGCGACTACTTTTGCGGTAATTTGCGCTAAATTTGCATCTATGCACAGGGCCGATCATTGTTTTCATTACTGCTCATTCCATTGTACTTTTAATTTTTTATCGAATACCATGAGAAATCTATGCTTTTGACTTCTGGACAACCATTTCCCTTCTAACCCTTTCACGCTTCCTCTAGAGTGCTTAACAAAAGACCCATCTGATTGTCTAATCCAAAAATCTTTTTTCGGTGTTGTCTTGCCGTAATACTTGAAATTACATGCTCGATATATTGTGCCTTTGTGATGGTCATCATCAGCGTAAGATAATATACATCTAACCGTTGTTAGCTTTCTAATTTGATTAATGCAACGAGACACAAACCAGCTTGCTATGTTGTGTTCGTTTTTCTGAATAACAGGGTCGAGACACAACCTGCTCAACTCAAAAAAACCTTTTTGATCTTTTCTATCAAGCCCAAAAATACTTTTTGATAATTCTGGGACTGGGAATCCCGTGAAGATACAAACACCGACAATCTCATCGTTATAAATTAGTCCAAAATTATATCCAGATTTAAAACCTTTGCTTTGTTTTGATAAATAGTGATGATGGTGAAGTAAAAATTCACATGAGCGTTTATCTATTAACTGTATTGAAAAGTCAGATTTCATAATTATTTTTCCTTGTCACCGCCAGCATTTTCTAAAAATTGACATCAAAAGGCTGAGTACATTCACATTAACCACCAAAAATCTCATTAAAGCGATTATCGAAATTAGCCGCAAACTCAGCCGCCAATAGTTCTTTTGCATCATTATCCACGCTAGACGACATGTGACGCGAATGAAATACGCCTTCAAGCACCTGGCGCTTAACTTCTTCGGTCATGCCATCTTGCTTAACTTCAGCTTTTTCATCCGTATCCATTGCCGCATACACCTTGGCCAGCTCATTAAAATACGGCGAATCTTGATAAAGCGTATAACCTGCCAGTGATAGCGCGTATATTTGCCCGTCTAGCTCTTTATATCCCGTCACAGCGTATTCATCACGATTACCGTGTGCTGAGTTGAATTTATCGCTTAAACGCTTAGAGCGTACTGTGATTGTCTTGCGTTGTGACATTATTCATCCTCCACGAAGCGGCAGCCAGCGTCGTACTTCTCAACAAACGAATCACGCTCGGATTTGATGGGGCGATATTGCTCATTCTCTTCTTGCAAGCTGTGAATAATGCCCATCAGGTACTTATTATCTTTCCGGACACCGCGCAAGTGAAGTTTGTACGTTTGGTGCTTGCACTGGCCTTCGTGACACTTAGCCGCTGGCTCATTTGCCTTGGCTTTAATTTCTGCCAGCTCTTGCTCAAGCTTTATAGCCGCCTCACGCAAAGCTAGTACCTGCTCGACTGTTACGTGTGGCATATCTTTAATACTCATAATCACCTCCAAATATTGAACCCTAACAATACCAGCCAATACCTATAAATCATTGGCAAGAAGTATCATTATTATTGGCAGATTAGCTCATGAATAAATTTACGGCCCTTCTCTGACCATTTCATAGCGTGACGCGATACACCTCCATCATCTACATGCGTAGTCTCGACATCGTAGCCTTTACCGATATTAGCAGCGGTAAGCACCCATCGGCGGCCTATCTTGCGCTGAACCTTCATGGCTTCTAATAACTTATTGAGTTTATTGGCTGTCATGCCTAGCTCGCTGGCTATTTCCGTAGTAGTGATGCCGTTCTCAGTTGCAAGTACTTTGTCATGATACTCGAGCTTGGGCTTGGCTTCTTCTAGCTGTTTTGCTTGGTCAGCGGCTAATTGAAGGGCTTCCGCGTAGGTTTGCGGGATTGCTGGTGGCTGCTCTTTTGATTCCAGTTCTCGCCATCTTTTGATGACAGCCATTCTAGCTTTGGCGCTATAGCCGGTTAAAAGGCAGTCTGTTAGGTCGCGATTTAGATTGTACTCAGATTGCTTGCGATTCATTGAGTCTAAATAGATGCGCTCAATACTGAGCCTATCTATATCCAACTCATTTAGCATTTTCTCAATATCGCGCTTAACGTTTTTATGGTGTTTGCTAGTTAGTTCCGCTATTTCACGGCTAGACATGGTCTGGTGGGTGTTTGTGGATAGTTTCATTTTTATAGCTCCAATAAAAAAGCTAGTGCACTATCTGAGGTCAGAATTGGGCTTCAAGCTCACCCTCTCAAATAATGCACTAGCCGTTTTATGCTTGATTGATAGAACAGAGTCTATAAAGCCAAAGCAGGAATTACTGCTTTCAAAAACTACCGAGATTGCGGTATTTAACTCCTAATCCCGGTATTATTCTCAATATGCCAATCATGCCAGCCTGCCAACCACCAATGGCGTTGGCGCAATTCAGTCCATTTTTTTAGCTGACATGCCGACTTTGGCTTTCCGTTTTTTGCAGCACTGTGGCCGCTTTGATATATGTCTCGCTCGTATTTATTCATATTACCTCGCTATCAGTTACCCCTAATAATACACACCACACACAAAACCACATTGACCAAAACTACCAAAATAAAACCAAAACTTGGAACATTTTGCCAATTACAAATAGGCTTCTATGGCTATAATCAAGGCTAACTAATGAGAGGAGCTACAAAAATGAAAAACGCAGATTTACCTATACAGCCAATCGTAAATGAACAGGGTGCACCGCATCACATGGGTGATGTTGGTTTTCGTGAAGGATTGTTATCAGGACTCAGCAAGCGCGAGAAATTTTGCTTGCAAATGGGCGTACCAGAAACAGGCGACCCTGAGCTTGATGGTATTATTCGCAAAGGTGAACGCAAACGTATTGCAGCTATGGCCATGCAAGCCCTTGCATCAGCTTGCGATTCTGAGGGCGCGTGGTCGCATGACTCAACCCTTGCTGCAATAGCAGCCACTGAATACGCAGACGCACTACTAGAGGAGCTGGTCGAAAGCTAACAACACCCAAGGCCCGCTATGCGACGCTAATCGCTTAGACGGGTCAACTATCACAAACAAACAGAACGCGCCTCAGGCTTTAGAGAAAGGCTGAGGCGTAGAGGAGATAACATGAGCACAAAAGAGCTACTAAACAAAATGAAAAGAGAATTTAATGAAGCAATGAGCAGCATCCCCGCTATCATTAATCACTCATTTGAGGATGAGTCCGTAGGGGATGAGGATGGTCGAGCTTTCGTTGTGGTTAACTTATATTTGTATTACCCAGAAAATGTGCTTAGGCAAAATCACACAATAACTTTGGCCTGTTATGATTTAGATGAGCCTGAGATTTATGGGATTGACTACTACACGGAAGATAGACGCGTTGGCGATATAGCGCCAATAAATATAATGACGACGATGTATTTTGACCTAGGTTTAAAAGATATTGAAGATCAGTATCTTATCTAAAGGAGGTAACATGAACAACCTACAAAAACACCAAGGCAAGATATTCACCAAAGACAACCTGCCCGATCTATTGGAGTACCTAGCTGACTACATGCGGGAGTACCCTGAATGTAAGAAGGGGTTTGGGTTGGAGTTAAAGGCGTTCAAAGATGAGCATCTTCCTAGCGAAGTTGGTTGTAGTCAAATAATTAGCCTAATCTGTTTAAACGGGGAGGTTTACCGCCCTATCCCGCTAACCAAAACCATGTACAACATACATACTGGTGAAGCGGTTGAGGTGCCGGATAACATAAGGCTCGAATCCATAGCTTTTTCTGGAGCGAACCCCGCGGAAGTCAGAAGGAAACTAACTGATAAATAACCACAGGCCGCTATATGCGGCCTTTTTTAATCCAATTATTATAAAAACCAAGACCCCAGCTATAAGTGTAAAACCAACTAAGAACAAAAATACCCCACTGCTCAGCGGAAATAGTCGCATAAAACCAGAACGGCTGACCTATTAATCCCAGTATACTGGCGTATTTTTTAAGCTCACTTTTTGATTGCTGGGTTAGCCAGATTGCTACAACTCCAGTTACCGCTATCGCTATTTGTTCCATTGTATATCCTCTTTTTATGGCCAGCCTGCACGGATTCGAACCGCGACCCGTGGTTTTGGAGACCACTACTCTACCAATTGAGCTACAGACTGGAAAATCCCCGCAATACAGGGTTAAAACCTGCGTGAACGGGCTAGCGGGTTTTCCATCGTCACCGCCGTATATACTAGAGCGCCGCCCGATGGTGGCAGCAAAATCCCCGCAGATTCAGAGCCTATCTCAACAAGTCAGCCACTGAAACGAATCAATTTGAGCTTGAACCTGTAAGCAATACTTACAAGTTGCAGAGGCTTGGCGGGGCTATCAGCTACTTAAGGCGCGCTGTGAAGCCAAGGGCATTATATCACATTAGGCTTTGATTTTTCCTGCCTATCATATCTACAAATTAGATGCTTAAACCATTCAATCTATCGAAATATTAAAACTAAAAAACATTTAAATGTATTGCTAACTAATTACAAAGTGATAGCATATATAAATCAACCAAAAGGGGATAACCATGACAAAGCAATCAAAGAAAACAACCACAATTCGCTTAAATGAAGCGCTAATAGAAAAGCTAAAGCAGGCAGCAAAAGAGGACGGTCGCAGCCTAAACAACTTCATTGAGCAGACCTTAAAGAAAGAGGTTAAGTAGATGAAAAGAAAGCGCATATCAAACTCAGATAGATGGTTTCTTATGTGGCTGTATGACTTTAAATGCAACAACTGCCAATCTGAAGAATCGCTCGAAGTTGACCATATAAAGCCTTTAGCAATGGGCGGGGAAGATCATATAGAAAATATGCAGATATTGTGTGCAAGGTGCAAAACTAGAAAGCGTGATACCCATGATGGTGTTTTTGTATATGACGAATTAAAAACCGATATAAAAGCTAGTGAGGCGATACTTGATTTTATCTGCGGCAATAAAGAGCTGGCAACGGAAAAGCTAAATTCAGTTTTAAGAAATAAATCTAAATAAAAGCTGGGTTCAAAGACCCTAGAGGAGTTGACTTATCAAGTGGTTTAAACATGACAGTGATGCAAACATGGATGCACGCTTACAAGAGATATTACTGGATTACGGGCTGGAAGGTTATGGCTTGTACTGGTATTGCATAGAGCTAATTACGCAAAAGATTGACTCCGATAATATCACTTTCGAGCTTGAGCATGACGCGCGGATAATCGCCAGAAACACAGGGTCAAGCGTTCAAAAGGTACAAGAGATGATGACTCGATTCGTAGAGATCGGTCTATTTGAGAACTCGAACGGCGTTATAACCTGCCTAAAATTAGCAAAAAGGCTAGACAAATCAATGACTAACAGCCCAGCTATGCGCCAATTTATAGAGGATGTCAGGACACGTCATGACATTGTCAGAAAATGTCAGCCCAGAATAGAAGAAGATAAGAAGAAGAATAGAATAGATAAGAGTAAAGCTAACGCTAAAAAAAGCGCTCAAATGAAAAGGCCAACCTTGCAAGAGGTTCAAAGCTATTTTAACGAAATAGGCTCTACTACTTGCCTTGATGACGGTGAACGCTTCTTTGACCACTTCGAGTCGAATGGCTGGAAGGTCGGAGGCAAAACACCCATGAAGGACTGGAAGGCAGCAGTTAGAAATTGGTTTAAACGAAATAAGGAATACAGCAATGGACAATCACTTGGAAGCAAAGCAACACTTAGCAACCTTAACGACACAGATTGGTAAGGCTGAGGCGCTAGCTGAAAAACAGCAGACAGAAGATAGCGAGCAAGATCGAAAGATTATCAATTATATCTTTCATAAGCTTCAGGCTATTTGCCCAGCATGGCAGCAATCGCTTGCCGGAATGAGTCACGATGAAAAAGAAAAGCTTTTGAAAACCCAGAAACGAGAATGGCTATCAAGCCTAATGGCTGCGGGTATCAATCAACGTCACGTTATTGATTACGCTCTAAATTGCGTAAAGGAATCAGGCAACCCGTTTTTGCCAACTATTGGGCAGTTTATTGGATGGTGCCGTGAAGGAAGCCTACCAGAAGGGATTTTAACACCCCACAAGGCGTACAAGGAGGTTACAGAGTACCAATGCTTGCCCAGAGAGCAAAGAAAGCCGCAGGGGTTATCTCCAGAGGTTTACCATACATTGGTCAGCCTTGCTGATATTCATGCCTGGCGACACATGAGCAAGGACAAGCACAAAGAATACTGGGAGTCTGAATATCAAAGGACGCTTGAGTTATTAAGAGCTGGAGGGCAATTAAAGCAAGCGCCTGAGCCAGTCAAAAGCATAGAGAAAACCCACACGCCTATGAATAAAGATAAGGCTATCAACGAACTAAGAGCAATGCGGGAGGCGCTAAAATGAAACAACCACACGAAATGACAGAAAGAGAGATGGATTTTGAGTTGGCAAAATTAGACTTTGGAAAAGATTTTGAACGAGACTATTCAGTTAGGGATAGAGTTCTTGCTGCAAGGCTTAAGTATTCAAGAGATTGGGGTTTAACTATGCCGCTGGCGATAAAGAACAATTTGATTATAAAACCAATGAATAATCCGCTTTACCCCAATTTTTACGAGGTAAGGGAAAATAATGCGAACGGCGTTTACCGAACACATGAAAGCCCACTCCGCGCAATCTGCGAGGTATTAGTAGCAATCGCAATGGAGAAAGCAAAATGACACCAATTTACCACGGCATGAAGCCAGAAGTAGAGATGAGCGCAGGACTGAAACTTAGTGCCTACGAAAAGGAAAAGATTAAGGCTATCAACAACTTAGAAGTGTTTGAAGCGGTAGAGCGAAGGACGCAAAAGCGCGTCAAGAAGCGAGGTGCAGCAAAAGGATATCAGACCCGCACAACATCAACGGGTCACAGGTACCAAGTCAGGCGCGACTACATGGGCCTTTCTTACTATTTTTTGAGCAGTACAAATGAAGAGTCGGCAAGGTGGCTAGCTAAACATACGACCTATGCAATCAATCAGCACAATCTTGATGATATGTGGAAGCTATTCCGACGCAAGAAATACGACGAGGCCATCGAAAAATACGGTGATCCAAAGCTATTTGGTAGTTTTAGCCAATACTTTTGATACTTCTTGCCAATGCTATATGAAATAAGTCGTGTAGCATTGGAATAACTAACAACGGGAGATAGATATGAGTGAAGTAAAAAACATATACCAGCGCATTAACGCAGTGATGCAAGAAGAATCGCTATATATTAAGCGCGGTTCAGCAGGTCAGGGTACTGGTGTTTTATATGACGAGGTTATATCAAAGCTTGCACCACTAATGGTAAAACACGGCATCATGAGCTACACCGAGAAGCAAGAATCATCACGCTCGCGCAGTACTGCCAAGGGCCATTATGTGTATGAGTCTGATTTTTTGGTGCACTATGTAAACGTGGACAACCCAGAAGACCGATTCACGGCAACCGTAGAGGCGCACGCTCAGGATAGCGGCGATAAGGCGCCGGGTAAGGCAATCACCTACGCATCTAAAATATCACACCTTAAGGTTTTTGGTATCGAAACTGGCGAGAATGACGAAAGCCGCGCAGAGATGCGAAACCCTGAGTTGATTGGTCAGGATGATATTCAAGTGCTTTGGCCATTGCTTATTGAGCAGCGCGAAGATGGTAATTTTTACTTAAACCAGAAAGGTGAGCGCCTAGCCAAAATTTATAAGTTTAGCGGCGTAGACCAGATTCGAGCTAAAGATGTGGCTAAGATCAAAAAGGACTTGGGTTTATGATGATATTCAACGACATTGAGCAGGGAACCGAGGCGTGGCACGAGCTACGCCTAGGATGTCTGACTGCAAGCAAGTTTAAAGACGTAATGGCAAAGGGCCGAGGCAATGCGCCAAGCAAGACCAGAGAATCTTACATGATGCAAATCATTGCTGAGATTCTTACGGGTGAGGCCCAAGATACGTTTACTAATCCAGCAATGGAATGGGGCAACGAATGCGAGCCGCGCGCACGGGCAAAGTATGAGATAATAAACGATCTCGAGGTTGAGGAAGTTGGATTCATTAAGCCTGAGTTCAGCCCGCATATTGGGGTTAGTCCTGATGGGTTAGTGGGTGAAAATGGCCTGCTAGAGATCAAATGCCCTAAAACCACGACACAGATACAGCGCTATCTGACGGGCGAATTCCCTAGCGAATACAAGGCTCAGGTTCAAGGCCAGTTATGGATCAGCGAGCGGGAGTGGTGCGACTTTGTAAGCTTCGACCCGCGCATTGATACAGAAGCCGATTATTTTTGCATTCGTGTCGAGCGTGATGATAATTACATTAAATCGCTAAAAGATGAATGCTTTAAATTCATCGACGAAATGCAGGAAATTCTAGTTAAACTAGGCCACAAATGACACAGCAAGAAGTAAAAGCGCTATTAAACGAAATAGCAGAAACCACTAAACGCCAGTTTATTGATTTAGGCTGGCTCAAAGAGGAAAAGAAACAATGAACGTATGGCATATTACAGGCAATCTAGGTAAGGATTGCGAAGTAAAGTACACTTCACAGGGCACGCCAGTAGCTGAGTTTTCCGTGGCTGTTAAGTCTGGCTATGGTGAGCGCGAAAAAACGAATTGGGTTCGGTGCGCTATGTTTGGCAAAAAGGCTGAAGGCAATTTACCGCAGTACCTACTCAAAGGTACGCAGGTTGCCGTTTGCGGCGAGTTAGAATTGCAAGAGTGGGACGGTGCCAACGGAAAAGGCGCTGCATTGGCTATGCGAGTTGATAACATTGATCTAATCGGCAGTAAGCCACAAGGTCAGCAACAGGCTTATAATCAGTCGCAAACACAGCCACAGCCGACATACCAGCAACCGCCACAACAAGCACCACAAATGGCACCACAGCAGCCACAGCAAGTACCCCAGAACAACGGCTACGCTCAGGCTCAAAACGGTGTACCACAATTTCCACAACAAGGACAACAAGACCCAAACACCCCGCCTTTTTAATCCTCCAGCCGAGCTGCGCGGTGTTAGTGGGGCTGGCCCGGCCCTTACGCAGCGGGGCACTAATTAACGAAGGGGATAGGATGAAAATAACAATTACCCTGGTATTGATACTTTTAATTACTGGCACGGTAGCTTATGAATACCGACCAGTATGTCACTACACAAGCATGACGCTAAATGATAAAGACGGCCAGCATGAGTTGTATGCGTGTAAGCGGCTTGGGTGGATAGGTAAGCTATGAGTGAGCAAATAGAAAAACTAATAAGCGATTGGCGAGAGAGTGTATCGGAGTACGCAAAAGCTAATGCTAATAAGGTCTATCTTACTGAGTACCGAAAAAGCTTAAAGGCCATAAAGATGGTTGAGGCTGAGCAAAAAGGATTAAAGACGGGACAGGAAAGAGAAGCTTACGCATACTCACACCCTGACTACCTGAAGCTATTGGATGGCTTAAAAGAGGCAACAGAGATAAGCGAAAGCCTACGATACAGAATGAAGATAGCAGAAGAGCGTATAGGCATTTGGCGAACAAGAGAGGCAAGTAGCAGGCGGGAGCAATCACATTATGGCGCTTAGGATATTAGTTTGCGGTGGCCGCGACTTTCAAGACTGGAAATTGGTTGTTAAATCGCTTGATGCGGTGCATGCAAAAAATGGAATTGAACTAATTATTGAGGGTGGGGCTAAGGGTGCTGATGGGCATGCGGCAATATGGGCGGATAACAACCTGATTCCAAGAATGACATTCCATGCTAACTGGAAACATCTTGGTAAAAATGCTGGGCCAATCAGGAATAGTAATATGCTGGTTTATGGCCAACCTGACGGGGTTGTTGCTTTTGAAGGCGGTACGGGTACAGAAAACATGGTAGGCCAAGCTAAAGAGGCTGGAATACCTGTATGGGAGGTGCGAAGTGCAAAGCAAAGCTAGTAAAAATAGATACGGACGCAGTGCGAACGCAGCGGAAAAGCGCTTTCAGGGATGGGTTAAATATCAGCCGTGCGTGTGGTGCGGCAGTCAATCAGGGTCTATTGTTGATCACGTCATAGGCGCTAAGCAGGGCCACAATAAGGTTCATATTGGTCATTGGTTCGTATTGCCAAATTGCGAAGAGTGCGACTACAAAAAGACAGTCGAAGGTGAAAAGCTGGGGGATTACGCTGGGGCGTGGTACTCGCTGATTACAGGTTATCAAAAAGAAACTGGCGAAATGCCGCCGGAAGAAGTACAAGCGGCAATCGAATCATGGGGGAGAACGTGGAAAAATGGCTGATTATGAGTTTACATTGCCTTGGCCACCTAGTGTTAATGGATACTGGCGATCATTCCAAGGGCGTCAAATTATAAGCAAACGAGGCAGGGAGTACAGAGAGAGTACGGCAAATGCAATAAGACTGCTAGGACTTACCAATGAGCTAGTCAGTCAAAGGCTATCCGTGTCAGTTGTAATTAACCCCCCGACATTAAGAAAATACGACATTGACAACTGGTGTAAAGGCCCGTTTGACGCCCTCACACACGCAGGCTTTTGGGTTGATGATGAGCAGGTGGATAGGCTAATCATATCGAAAGGCGAAAAAGTAAAAGGCGGAAGGGTTGATCTAAAGATAAACATCCTAGATTGATCTAATAGGCCAATGATTTTGGTAGTTTTTGCCACTGACTAAATGAATAGCGGTGTTATGATTATAAGAACACTAACAAGGGGAATAAAATGGAACAAACAACAATAAACGAAATTCAGCAAGTGCGCGAAGCATTGGAGCTAAGCGCAAATAACGGCAACAAAAAAGCAAAAGAGGCGCTTCAAAAGTTGTGCAATCTGAATCAAGAAATGCTAACTATGAGCAGTGACTTGGCTCAAGCGCAAGATGAGATTCAAGAATTGCGCATTGATTTGGATGAGCGTGCTTGCAAGTCGGGCGAGGTGGCGCATGGATAAGGCGATTTTTGCAGCGGTAATGATCATCACTATGCTGATTTTTGGGGTAGTTGGTGAGATGGACTACCAGGACCATAAGCGAGCGGCTGAGATAGCGAGGGGTGAGTAGCGTGTTTAATGTGCTAATTGGATTCTTCGGTGGCTTATTAGTTGGCTTAGCAGCTGGAAATTTAAATCATAAAATTGTAGTCGAAGAAACAGCAGGCTATTACGATTGCGTTAAAGACCTACCACGAAGTCAAGATTGCAAGCTAATAGCAGTACCAGAAAATGGCGTAGTTGATTGGCAAGATATGCCAGAATAAATAAGAAAGATGGTATTTTTTGCCACTGTATTCTCTTTGTAAATCAGTAACATAGGCACTATACCAACACGGAGACAGATCATGAACTTTAATCCATACGCAGAAAGCATTGCATACGACCAAAAATTGCAAGAAGCAGGCGAAGCGCAGGAGCGACTAGACGCGCAAATCCAGAGCGAGGTTGCAATCATCCTTGGTGGTGGCGAAGTGCAAGCAGGTGGCCATGAGTGGTCTATGCGTGACGTAATTGACCATGCAATCAATGCTGGCAAATATGACGCTGAGTTGATCAGCCAGTTATTGGTTGAGCAATATAGCGGCGCAGACAATCGCAAGCAGTTGAATGAGCATTTAGAAGAAGTGGCGACTGACTTGCTTGAGGGAGTTCTTGAGTGAGTTATGATGCTGGTGACGGCTGGCAAACCGCAGAAGTACGCGGCAAGCTAGTCGATAAGCAGGCTAAGATGCTGAGAGATCGCGAGGCGGTATTAAAGCGTGCCAAGCGGTTTTACCAGCAGGGTCGCGACGAAGAAGCTAGGCATCTAATCACTGGCTATGCTTCAAAGCTTGATGATGTTAAAATATCATCGAAGGAATAAACATAAAGAGGATAATCATCATGGCTAAGAAAAAGAAGAGCACCAAAAAACAGAAAATGGCTGGTGCTGGATATAACACGGGCAAGAAGAAGCGCTAAACATGGAACTATCAATACTCTTTTTAATATCTTTCATTTTCGTTGCAGTCTGGACCAATAAGGACTTGGCATGGGTAGCGGCAGCTATTAGTGCCATGGGTGTTTATTCTGCCAGTACAGCGGTAAGTGTTGAGGGTTTGATAGTATCTTTGTGTGGGCTTAACTCGCTGATGGTTATAATGGCAGGGGCTTACTATATCGCTAATAGAAAACCCTTATCCATTGCAGTCATGACTATTGGCACGCTTGCCGCCCTGAATGATTTTAGTCGCCTTTATGATATTTCTGGGAGTTTGACGTTAGGGGTATCAATCGTGCTGGGTATCTCTTTACTGTTATGCCTGTTTTTCATGGATGGCACTAAGGGTCTTATGCGTGGATTTGCTGACGATTGTCGCGGCTTCTGGTTGCGTCATGTTTCTGATACCCGTCGCCATAACCTGGATAAGGGTTGGAAATGAGTGCAGAAAGCACCGTAAACGAACTAACGTGGGGCGCAACGCTTCTCGCGGGAATGATGACGTTTGACGGAACCCTTAAAGCTGTCATGGCTATTGTTGCAGTAGGTCATCTTGTTATTGCCGTTGATAAGTGGTACTGGGAGCGAAAACGGCGAAAACCTAAGTAATTTGGTAGTTTTGGCCAGTCATTTTGATCTATCTTGCCAATGCCAACCTTAATCCCCTTTGCTAATATACATATACCAACTAACGAAAGGGGATAATAATGGAAAAAAGAACATTTAGAATACATGGCGTATATCAAGATGGCACACAGGATACATGGCTTATTAGCGGCACAATTGATGAGATACGCGAGCAAGCAAGAAACATTGTAGAAAAGCGAAATCTAAAAGAATATTGGTCTGAGGAAGTTTAAATCACCACCCAGCAAGCAGGTGAAAACGTAGGGCGGTTAGCAACGTCCATCCCTCAACACGCTGTGAAGCGTTTGGGTAAATTCAATAGCATTGATCAGCATAGATAGCTTTAGCCATAACTTAAATGTCAATGACCGCAATCTTGGCGGCTAGAGTTATCTATGGTGCTTAATGCACTACGGCGAATTAAAAGTCGCTGACATTGTATTGACAGCTGGAAAGACAGCGGAGCCAAGGCGCTACCCTTGGCAGTTCTTTACTTACGAATTTAGACCTCCGCATTAGACCCTGAAATGTGAGCCGATCTTTTTAACCCCGCCTTATTTCCTCTATTTTTAGTGTTATGATATTATTACCCTATTGTGATGCGCCTCAGGTCACATAATCCCCGTTGCGTTTTACTGAGGCACCCAAGGGGATAATACTATGTCACATAGAAAAACAGACTACAAAGAAGAATACGATAGACAAGCGTACTTACACTGCAAGCTAGGTGCTACAGATGCAGACTTGGCTCAGTTGTTTGGTGTTTGTGAGGCTACCATAAACAATTGGAAGCTGAAGAATGACAGCTTTCTAGAGTCCTTAAAAAAAGGAAAGGACGAATTTGATACAAATAGTGTTGAGAATGCCCTTCTAAAGCGCGCTATGGGTATGACGGTAACAGAGCAAAGGGTAGCAGGTGGTGGAGATGATGACGAAGCACCATCGGCAGTACAGACAACCAAGGAATTACCACCTGACCCGACCGCTTGTATATTCTGGCTTAAAAACAGAAATCCTTCTAGATGGCGCGATAAGCAAGAGCAGGTGCAAGTGCAAATGACTCATGAAGAATGGCTGGATAGCTTAGAGTAATGAATAAAAGGCAGCGCTTAAAAGACGACTTTGAGTTTTATGCTCGTAATTGCTTATGTATTCGAACTAAGCATGAGGGTTTAACTAATCTTGTATTAAACAGCGCTCAACAATACATTCATGAAAGGCTTCAAAAGCAGATAGAAGAAACTGGTAAAGTTCGTGCTATTATCCTAAAAGGCCGGCAACAGGGTATGAGTACTTATGTTGAGGGTCGATTTTTATGGAAAACAACCCACCACAAAGGCGTAAGGGCGTTCATACTTACGCATGAAGCCGAATCCACCAATGCTTTGTTTGAGATGACAGAGCGCTATTACACAAACCTACCTTTATTTGTAAAACCAACAGCGGGAGCAGCTAACGCCAAAGAGCTTCACTTCGATGTTCTTGATTCTGGCTACAAGATCGGGACAGCCGGGAATAAATCAGTAGGGCGCGGCCAAACCATACAATATTTCCATGGTTCAGAGGTCGCATTCTGGAAGAACGCCTCTGAGCACACTAAAGGCGTAATGCAGGCAATCCCTGATGCTGATGGTACTGAGGTGGTATTTGAAAGCACGGCCAATGGTGTGAATAACTTCTTTCACCAACAATGGAAGCTAGCAGAAAAGGGGCTTTCAGATTTTGAGGCGATATTTGTACCGTGGTACTGGCAAACAGAATACACCAAAGAAGTTCCGGACGGGTTTAAGGCAACCGAAGAAGAGCAGCAGTTAAAAGAAACATACAATCTAACAAACCCGCAGTTAGTATGGCGCCGCTCGAAAATAGCAGAGCTTACGACAGATGGCGCGGATGGAGAAAAGGCGTTTAAGCAAGAATACCCGAACAACGCAGCGGAAGCATTCCAGGTATCTGGTGGTGACGGCCTTATAAGTCCTAGCGACTGCGAGAAAGCCAGAAGCCAGAAGGCCAATGGTAATGGCCCACTAATCGCAGGTGTTGACCCGTCCAGAGGCGGCGATAGGTTTGCGATCATTAAGCGCCAAGGCCGCAAAATGTATGGTCAAGAATCTTACATTGGTGAGCAATGTAATCAGCTTGGTAAGAATGTTGCAATCTGCAAGCGAATACTTGACGAAGAATGCCCGGTAGCAGGCAAAAAGCCTGATATGATGTTTGTAGACTTTGGCTCAGGCGCCGATATTGTTGATAGATTGAACGAATTAGGGTATGAGGGTAGAATAAAGGCTGTAAACTTCGGTTCTACTGCGTTAAATCCTGAGAAGTACAGGAACAAGCGAAACGAAATATGGGGAGAGATGGCAGAGTGGATTACTGATGAGTCTATGCCTCCTGATATTCCGGATAGTGATGAAATACAAGCAGACTTGTGCGCTAGCCCCTATGATCGTGACTCAAATGACCGTAGGGTATTATGGAGCAAGGATAAGATAAAAGAAAAATATGGCTTTAGTCCTGACTACGGGGATGCGGCGGCTTTAACATTCGCTGAGCCTGTAGTTAAGGTGGAACAAGATATGAGTCATTTACATATTAGCTCGGTAAACCACTGGTGAGCAGATGAAAGATATACAGGATATTTTAGTAGACTTTAACGATGCAATCGCTTCTCGGTATGAATTAAACAAGTCATGCCTTGAAGATATAGAGTTTGCTAAGGTTGCCGGGGCGCAATGGAAAGGTAGCGACGGTGAGCAGTTCGCCAATAAGCCAAAGCCTGAGAATAACAAGGTGTTCAAACAGGTAAACCGATTGCTTGGCCAATACCAGCGCATGGAGATGAATGCGCGTATTGCTAGTGCTAGTAATCAGGCAACAGATGAGGATGCGGACTTGCTTCAAGGTCGCTGGCGTAATGACTTCAATATGTCAGATGGTATTGAGGCGCTAAATAACGCAGCGGATGAGGCTTTTTTTGGTGGCTTTGGCGCATTCAAGGTTGTGGCTAAGTATGAAGACGAAGAAGACCCAACCCCCGAAAATCAATATTTATGTATAGAGCCAGTATATTCAGCACCTAGCTCGGTGGTGTTTGGTGCCGGAGCTATTCGCAAAGACAAGCAAGATGCAAAGCAAGCGTGGCAGCTAATAAAGGTTAATCGCAAGGCCACCGAAGACGAGTACGGCGTTAACCTGGCTAGCTTTCCTCAGTCTATGGGATTCTTTGATTGGTGCTCTAGCGATAGCAGTAAAGATATATATGTAGCTCATTACTACGAAGTATTTGAAAAAACACTGACCGATTATGATTTTGGCGGCGGATTTGTCGTTACCACTGGTGACGGTATCAAGGATTCATTCGGCAACAAGGTTGCCCGTGATGAGCTATCCGAGCTAAGGGCAGTAGCCGATTACGAGATCAGAAAGCGCAAAGTACGGTTTGTTGAGTATGCCCTAATGAGCGGCGGCCGATACCTAATCAAGCCCCAGCGCACGCCATTTAAATCAATCCCTATTATCCCTCAGTACGGCTACCATACCGTGATCAATGGTGAAGAGTACTATTGCGGCGAAACAGCGCGCCAGCGGGATATGCAACGATTTGAGAATATGGGTTTTGGTGCACTAATGGAAATAGCCGCTCAACCGCAAGTTGAAATTCCAGAGTACGCACCAGAACAAGTTAATCGTCATGCTAAACAGCATGCACGAAAAGGCTTAGATAACCCTCCATTTCTACTTACTGACCCGATCAAAGAGAATGGGCAGATTAGGCATTTAGGCCCAATTGGCAAGTATACGCCGCCACAAGTTGGTAGTGGTTTAGCCAGTACCCTTCAATATCTTGACTCAAATATGAGAGAGCAGGGCGGCACTGGGCAATCAACCATCCCAAGTAATACCGCGGCGGATGCTATTGCTCAAATGAATGAGCGCCAAGACGATGCGTTCCAGCCGTTATTTCAAAACGCAGTACAGGCAATTAAGGCGGCTTGTAAAGTTTGGCTACCAGCAGCTCAAAAGCTTTACTTCTCAAGCTCAAGGACTATACGCATTCAAGGCCCGGATGGTGCTTATTCGCAAATCAAAACAATGGAATACACGCTAACACCTGATAACGAATATGGCCCATATAAGAATTCAGCCCGTGGCAAGTATGACGTTACTGTTAAGGTTGGTGAATCCCACAAATCCACCAAAGAGGCAGAAGCGGCGGCTGCAAGGGAGCTGCTACAGTATGCGGATACATCAACGCCAATGGGCCAGATAGTTCTAATGTCGGCTATTCAATCGACTACTGGCGAAGGGCAAGAGACAGCCCGTAAAATGGCTAGGTTTAACGAGATTGGCATTCTCATTCAGCAAGGCATTGACCCTGACCTTAAAACTGATGAAGAGCGAGCACATGCTCAGCGAGTAATGCAGCAAATGCAAGCAGCGGCTCAAAATCAACAGAATCCTATGGAGATGGAAGGCCAAGCCAGAATGATGGAAGGTCAAGCGGCGCTAATGAATGAGCAGAATGATGCTAGGAAAGTTGCTATCGATGAATTTAAGGCGCTAACCGAACGCCAAAAGCTTGAGATAGAAGCGGCTAAGGCTGGGGTTAATATTCAGAACGTCGAGGCCAAGACGCAAAGCGAATACCTTGACCAGCAATTAAAGATAGCTAAGGCAAATCAAGGACAAGTCTAATCTAGAGTAGTATAATGGCTTAGGAATTAATGTAGTAAGACATTGCAACAAAGGAAAAGCAAAATGGCTACTTATATCATACCAATGAAGGATGGTGAATACTCAACTAATGCCGGAACTATAACAACGATAGGCGAGCTACGCGGAGGTGGTTATGAGTAATAACAACGCGTTCGAATTCATCATCTTCGAATGGGATTAAAATCCGCTCAGAGAGTTACAGAGTTTGAATGTAATGCTTACATGGTGAATGATGGCAGCTATCTGATAGCGCATGTAACACGGGTTGAGAAATAGAAAGATTAGCTTAAAAAGTAGCAATGATGTAGCAAGCGAATAATTGAGGGGCTTAACGCCCTTTGCATTCATCCAAAACCGTTAGCCTAACTTGCTTGCAACGACCTAGGTATTCATCTTTTAATTTTCTTTTCTCTGATTTTTGCTTATCAAAACAAAGATTACCGTTAGAATTCCGTACTAACCCTTCAATTGTAATTGTGTCGCCTTGATTAATGTATTTCATAATCCACCTTTGTGTCTGCGGTGTACCACCCATTAATTCCGTGGTAGTCGCTTTCAATATGCACGCTTTTACATTCCTCACAAATCCATACGCTTATTAATGTTTCGTCATGTTCATCATAAGCGGAATAATCAGTCTTATTTGAAGACAAGGTATTACTTAGGACATTTCCACACTTACACTTTAGCTTAGCCATAATAACCTCCAATTAGATAACCTTATAATACAGACAGCAGAGTAAAAGTAATTGGCAAAAACTACCAAAACCAATGATATTTGCGCTCATATTACATTAGGTGATAAAATGCAAACAGGTCGGCGGCCTTTCCCGCTGTTTCGTTAGCCATAAAGACGGAGATAATTTTATGGATTCTGGTGATATGTCCGAAGTAGAAAGCAATGAAGTTCAACCCGAGGAAGCTGTGGCGGCTGAATCGGAGGCAACCGAACCCACGCCACAGGGTGAGGCAACAGAGCAATCAGAGCTTTATATCGAGGAAGAAGACGACCAGCTTGAAGAAGAATCGTCTAATAATAGTGGAATGACTGAGGCCCAAATGCGGGCAGCTTTCAAAGAAGAGCGAGATAAGCGCAAGCGTAAGAATGCGGAGCTTGAGGAAAGTCAAAAGCGAGTACAAGAGCTTGAAGAGCGTTTGTCTAAGGTTGAGCAGGTGGCGCTTGATGCCGCTGTAGGTAATAAGCCTGACCCTAATGAGTTTCTCGATGCGTCCGAATACGCGGATGCCATGAAGCGATATGAGGAAAAGGCTAACAGCTTTCAGCGCAACAAAAGCCAGAATGATCAGCAAGAGGCAAACACTGAAACGCGATTTAACCTTACAGAGGACCAAGAGTTTTATGCGTACAAGTCAAAGGAAGAGCTTAAAAAGCATTTCTCTGACTACGATGAAGTCGAGTCTGAGCTAGATGCCCAGCTAAAGAATAGCGGTGTTAATGTTGACGCGGCTAAGGCTGAGTTGATAGCAATTTCACACTTGCACGGAATCGACTACGCAAAGTCTATGTATGCGCTTAAAAAGGTGCCGGGTATGCTGGATAAGCTTGGAAAAGCAGCGGCGACCAATAACCCTTATGCAATCGCTCAAGCAATGAAAGAGGCAGCAAGCAAGATCAAAGAACGCAAGTCTCAGCCAATTGATACTAAACCGGAACCCGAAGTAAATAGCAGCGGTCCAGTGAATGTAGCCACAAAAGAATTGGAGCAGGCACGAAAAGCATACCTTGAGAACCGAACGGTTCAGAATTTTAAGGTTATGCAGGCCGCTAAACAAAAAGTTCAAAAATCAAAAGGTGAATAACCATGGCTAACGAATTTAGCAAGGACAAGATGCTGACGCTGTTCGAGGAAACAGCAGAAACCACGTCTTTAAAATTATCCCTTTCAAAGGATTTAGACCTCTATGATATGTCTGATTCTTCTGATATGGGCCGTACAACCGACTCCGCTGGCTCAGGCGCAGATACTGAGTGGATTCCACAAGAGTATCGCTTTAACGTGCAGGATGGTATCGAGTCAACTTCTAGCGACTTGCAGGACTTGATCGACCGTAACATTCCAGTGCGCCGCAACAAGGCTAAGCGAATCCTGACCCAGATCAAAACTAAAGACTTGCGCGACCCGATGCGCTTAGAACGTGCCAAGAAAGGCATGGCAAAAGACATTGCCAACGCGGTTGATACCACTGCGTATCAGACTATGCGTGACCGTGCCAATATGTCCCTAGCACTGTCTGGCAACTTCTCTTATGATGATGCCATTCTTGCAGAAAGTAAGATGCTGAATGCTGGCCTTGGTAGCTATGATAAGAAGCTTTGCCTGTCTATTCCTCACTACAACAAAGTGGCGAAGGACTTGCAGACCGCTAGCCGAGACGTCATGGTGAATGACGCGCTAACACGCGCACAAGTGCCAAACCTATCAACGTTCCAGACAATGCGCGCTGAGTACATTGATAGTTTGGAAGGTAATAGCACTACTGGCTTGGCTATCAATGGTGATCAATCTCACACAGTATCAACTTATGATAGCTCTGGCGATTTCTACCAAGATAACCGCCAAATGACGTTAAGCATTACAGGTGCGACCACGTCTAACATGCCAGTTGGTACTAAGTTCACCATTGCTGATGTTGAAGCTGTAAATCCAGAAAGCCGCACATCAAGCGGTGAACTTCTTGAGTTCACAGTTGTTCAGGCTGCTAACGGCGCTCCTGTTGTGTCGCCTGCCATTGTTGTATCTGGCCCGTACCAGAACGCAAGCGCTCAGGCAGCGGATACATCGGCTGTTACCATTCTAAACACAACTACTAATGCGGCGTCTCTGTTCTACACTCCAGAGTCCACTTTTGTAGTGCCGGGCTACCTACCTGTAACGCAAGAAGCTGGCGGCGTAGAAGTGTTTGATGGTGCAACCGCTAACGGCCTGCCAATGCGTATGACCATGTGGTATGACCCGCACGGCGAAGCGTTGAACATTAAGACGTTGATTTTCTTCGATGTTGCGGTTGTTCATCCTGAGCAGGTTGGCGTTATCTTAGACGGACAAACCTAAAACAGTTGAGGGGCTTCGGCCCCTTTTTTCAATTCAAGGTGTGATTGATGATTCATGTTTTTAAATTAGGCGGTGACTGGAAAACAAAAGACGGCACCGATTACACTATTAGGGCAATAAACCATGAAGAAAGCCCTAAGTTTATCGGTAATGGCTGGTATTCTTCACTAGAAGATGCCAAGGCAATCCCGCATGAGCCTGATACTGCGAAACTCGATAATGAAGGCGGCGAGCCAATGAGCGAGTACGAGGCAGAGCTTCGAGAAAATATCAAGGCTCTAGGCGGTCGTGCTGGTGGTCGTTCTAAAATCGAAACGCTGGAAAAGCAATTAAAAGAGCTTGAGGCTAAGTAATGGCAACGAAAGGCGAGATTGTTACAGAGGCATTTGATGCGTGTGGTTTTGGCGGAAGCTATGAGTCAACGGCCACGGCCCGAGGATTAAAAACCCTAGAACGCATGATGAATGCTTGGGCTAACGAAGGCTTAGAGCTTGGCTACAATAAAAGCCCCACCTTTACACCTTCATACAATGAGCAATCTGGCCTTGATGACACTGCTTTGCAAGCGGTCATTTATAACCTTGCAGTGCAATTATGCGCCACTTTTTTGCGCTTGCCAGCGGCTCCAGAGCTTAGCTTAATGGCAAGCAGTGCAAAGAGTAACCTGTACTCAATTTATCCGCCGCAAATGGCTCGCAATCCATATATGCCACTAGGTCAGGGTGAGTCGCTTTGTTATGGTGGGTACGACTCTTATTATCATGCTTTTCAGCAGCCAGGTGCCGTTGCGGATTATTCAGCTAAATCAACAATAGATACAGAGGTGGCAACGCCTATTAATGCGACCACTGTTTTTTATGATGTGGCAGGCGCCACGGCGGCAGAGCTATCAGATCAGTTTGACCAGCCAGAACGCGGCCAACTTCGCTATATTGGCGAAACCCCAAGGCGATTTACACTAGACATTGATTATCTATTTGAAGGTACGGCTGGAAACCAGGTGTCACTCAAGGTCAGAAAGTGGGATGACGCATTAAGCGGATATACTTCCCTTGATGTCGTTATCGCAGATATTGAGAGTGTCGCTGGTGTTGGTGATAGATCGCAGCACAATCTATATACAACCCTTCAGCTATCAAAGAATGATCATATCAGCTTGCAGGTGGCCAACGGCTCAAGCACTGATAATGTAACCGCGCTTAAAGGCTCCACCATGGTTATTAAGAGCGCATAGTGAGCGATGATGAAAGAATTACCATTAAACGGCTTCAATGATTCAATATCAACAAAGCTAAGTGATCGAAATTGCATTAATTTTATTCCCAGAGTGTCAGATAATGGTGCTACTTCGTCTTTATCTTTATTCCCAACTGTTGGAAGAACTAAACTATTTGACCCTGATGTTTTAAAAGCTGGTGACAACACAAATATAAACACATCCTTAAAAGTTAAAAGCAACGTGGTCCAGTGGTCACCTATACTGCCTTATGCTTGCTATGTTAAAGATCAGCAATTTAATCAAGTAGGAGATAATCTTTTCGGAAAAAGCGTGAGTGGTATAGAATTGCTCGAGGACTCCTCTGGGAACAAACCGAATGGTGGTCGAGCTAGAGTAGCTGTGAGCCCACTAAGTGCTGCGGTAGTCATGTACGATTTAGATTCGGATTTAGAAGATGAATATAAAGTGCAGTATATCGCTAATGGAGCTGTTCCGTCATTCCAAGAAAACTCTAGCTTATTAGTAGATGTATGGGACGTGGCATATTTTGGAGGCAGATTCCTTTATTGCAGCTTTAACGCTTCTGCGCCCATTGTTTACTATAGCAGCCTAACATCACCAGATGCAGACCCTTTGGACTTTATCTCGCCAGACTCAAATACAGAAATATTAAAAGGGATAGAGGTTTTAGGTAATACCTTATATGTTTTTGCCGAGACGAAGACATATATGTATCAAACAACTACAGATGTCACCTTGCCTTATAGGTTTATAGGGTCAATAGATATAGGTCTTTACCAGCCAGAGTCGAAAGTGGCGACTGCGGCGGGGATTTACATGGTAGGTAAGTCAAGCTCAGGCAACTATTCTGCATACCTGATTAATGGCGGGTCATATAAAAAAATAAGCAATCAAGCGATTGATTATAATTTAAGCTTAAACACTTTATATGACAGCAGTTTTCCTTTGCCATACCCTTCGGATATAAGCTTTCCAGATTATATCCCAGTCTTTAAAATTTCAGACAATAGCGAGGATGTTATTGTATTTAGATCACCTAGCGGGTGTTTTTGCTTTAGTGAAACCACGGGGTTATGGCATAAAAGAAAAACAGATGGGCGCGATGACTGGGATTGTGTTGGTTATGGAATATCAACTAACGGTCCAGTATTTATATCTGATACATGGATAGATAACGGTGATGGTACTTACGATACAAATATTTCTGAGCCAAATCGTAAATCAGGGTTAGAGCTTGGTTCGCTAATGGTCAGAGAAGTGACTTCGGCACCATTTAACGCTAATAATGATAGAATGGTGGTCAGCGAGCTTGAGCCAATGTGTGAGGCTGATTATTCAGAGCCTGTTACTGGCTGGGTAGATGCTAAGGTTAAGCTTTCAATGAGTTATGATTTTGGCAATACCTTTGAATCAGAACGGGCGCTAAGTGTTGGTAAGGTTGGCGAGTACAATGCTAGGACGCGTTTCTTAGGGGTTGGTTATGTCGATCAATCATTTGTTGTTAAGATCAGTGTTGTTAATCCATACCCGGTGCGAGTGTTGAAGATATTATCAAGAACCACTAAAGGTTACTCATAATGCAATCTATTGAGAATAACGCATTAACAACAGAAGAGTTGAGCCGCCTAGGTAATAACGTGATGCGCTTCTTTAATTTCCTAGAAGCCATTCAATCCGATGTTACTAAAATTCCATTTATTTTTGATCAATCGGACGTTGTTGGCGGCAACTTTCCATTATTACCAGAAAGCAAAAAGGCATGGCTTTACTTGGATACAGGAACCTATGAGGCCGTGGTGATTGGCGGCAACGATAAATGGCGGAGATTGTATGACGGGACAACCTACGACCCAGCAACACCTACTCCATGATATTTACGATGTGATTATGGAAATGCGGGATGAAACGGCTTACGCAAAGTTTTCACCCGTTCCAGAAAAGATATTGAATACAATAGCTTACTGCTATGAAAAGGGCTTTTTGTTCTATAACGGCAAGTGTTTAATGATGGGTAAAGCCTATCAGCCATGGTACAACGACGACACCCATGCTACCGATATACTGCTTTACACTCGAAAAGAATACCGAGGACAAGGTCTGGCAGTAGAAGCCTTAGAAGCCTTTTTCCAGTGGGCTACCGCTATAGGTGCGAATGATGTTAAAATCTCACAGAGCACAGGTATAACGGGAACCGAGTTCAACAAATTGGCCAAGAAGTTCAACCTAAAAAAAATAGGGGACGTTTACAGTGTGTGATTCAAGTACAGATCCAACAAGCTCAGATTTTGACCCAGTAGATACCGTCACGACTATTGGCACAGGTGGTCTTAACAAGGTCGGGGAGGCTATATACGAGGAGCAAAAAGACCTTATTAATAAGCCATGGGATAAATTGACGGGTAAAGAGCAGCAAGAAGCAATGGAAGAGGCGCTTCGTTCAAGTAATGACGCTCAAATGCATCAGATTGCCTTTATGCGTGAACAATATGGTGATATTACCGAAGGCTTAAAGCCATTCCGCGAAGCTGGTGAGTCCTTTTTGCCTCAATTGCAGGAAATGCTTTCCCCCGAAGCGCGACAAGATTTCATCTCTAATTACCTACAGGGCGATGAGTTCCAGCAATACCAAAGCCAAGCCACTGACCAGCTTTTACAATCAGCAGCAGCTACAGGCGGTTTAGGCTCTAGTGGCACTCAAGACCGGATAGCGCGTGAATCAATGCGCCTTGGTAACCAATTAGGCGGGCAGGCTTATCAGTCAGCCCTAGGAAATCTAATGACAGGTGCAAACCTTGGACTAGGCACCTACGGCACTCAATTACAAGCACAGGGGCAGTTAAACCAAGGTGTAAACCAAAGTTTAGGCAATATCGCTCAAACAAATCTAGGCATGGCTGGAATGCAAACGAGCCCATTGCAACAGTTGTTACCACTTGCGCAAACAGGCGCAATGATTTACGGAGCGTCATAACATGGCTTTTCCCACGGCACAACAAATCATGGCAGCAGCACCTAAGAGTGGATTGCAGCAATTAGGTGAGCTACTGCAAGCAGGCACACAAGGTTATTTGCAAGGCCAGCAAATCGGACAGGCCCGTGATGACCGTCAGATGCAACTAGCAGACCGTCAAGCCCAAAAACAGGCGGCGCAATCCCAAGCGAAAAAAGAGGCACAAGCGGCTAACTTGTTCCGCCAAGCTGTAAACTCTGACAATCCGCAAGAGCAGGAGCAATTAGTAGCCCAGGCTTCATTGCTGGCGCCTGATCTTATTAGCAAAGCGCTAGGCTCAAGAGGTAGCTTCCGAGAGCAGCAACAAAGCCAGATGGAGAAAATGATTGAGCAGCGCAAAGCTCAGATCGAAAGCGAGCTAAAGGACGAGGAGACCACGTTCAAAAGAGCAGAAAAGCTGCGCGGTGAATACAATAAGCTATCAAAAGATTATTTTGATGTAGAGGCTGCTTACGACCGAGTAAAAGCGTCTGTTGAAGAGCCTGATGCAGCAGGTGATATTGCCTTGATCTTCAACTATATGAAGATGCTAGACCCTGGTTCTGTTGTTCGTGAAGGTGAATTTGCTACAGCTGAGAATGCGGGTGGCGTTGATGAATCTATTCGCAATATGTACAACAAGATTGCTAGTGGTGAGCGCTTGCAGCCTAAGCAGCGTGAAATGTTTAGAGCTCGAGCGGAGCGTTTATTTAACACCGCCCAGCAAAGAAACAATAGGGTTAAGAGTGAGATTTTGTCTATTGGCGATAGGTATAACCTGAATGCTGATGATATTTTTGGCACTCAAAAGAAAGAAAGCGCGCCTCAAGAAACTCAGGAGCCTGTAGACTGGAGTGAATTATAATGGATGTTCGTTTACCCAATGGCAAGCTAATTCGCGGAGTTCCAGAAGGCACCACCAAAGAAGAAATCAAATCAAAAGCTATTAAGGCTGGATTAGCTACTAAGTCTGATTTTGGCGGGCCTGCTCCCGAAGAAAGTGTTGAGCCGCAAAAAGATCAACCCATTCAATCCCCTGCTATGCCTGAAAAAGAAAAACAGGATATTACAACAAAGATAGATCAATCTTTAAAAGAATACGGACTAGGTCCGCTGGTTGAATTTGCGGGCGGCGTAAATCGAACTATCTTTGACGTATTGGATTTTATTGGTCCAGATACTGCCAACGCGGTGCTTGATGTGGCGGGCATTGATTATGATGTACCGACATTACGCGAATCGTTTGGTATGGACAAAGGTTCGTTTGATGAGTCTCTGGCAGGCAGAGCAGCTGGCTCAGCTGGTGAGGTTGCCGCCATGGGTGCGGGTGCTGGCGCGGCATTAAGACAAGGAGCTAAGGCATTACCCGAATTAGCCAAGCAAGGCGAAAGCGCGGCGGCTGGTCTTCTTAGGACAATGGGGCAAACCACGCCAGCGGCTGATGTGGCGCTAGGTGCTGTTTCTGGTGCTGGTGAAGAAGTTGGTAGAGATGTTGGCGGCGAGACTGGCGCCATGGTTGGAGCTATTGGCGCTCCTGTTGCGGCAGTAGCCGGGCCACAAGCAGTTAAGAGATTATTCACAAGGCAATCTCCTGTTAAGCAAGAAATTGCCAGGCTAATCCAAGACAAGACGCCCGATACATCCACGGCCAAATACAAGCTTGCGGATGATGCCGCACAAAAATCACTACCTGACTTGCGGCCTAAGTCCCCAGTTCAGCAAATCAGGTCTGCCGTTGAATCTCAGACACCTAGAATAGCAAAAGACAGCACAGCAAGAGAAACCTTAAAACAGGGTTTTGATGAGGGTGTAATAGCAGCGGTTAAGCAAGCTAGTAAATCAGATAAGCGCAAAATGCTTAAAATGGTTAACGCCATGGAGCAAGGCAAGCGGAATAAACAGTTTGCAATGCGCAACCGCCCAGCCGATGTGGCGGGGGATAGCCTTTTAAGTAGAATTAAGACCGTTCGCAAAATCAATAAAGAAGCGGGTTCGGAGTTGGAAAAGGTTGCAAAAGGCCTAAAAGGTAAGCCAGTAGAGCAAGACCGTGCTATAGATCAGTTTATTAATGACCTTGGTGAAATTGGCGTAAGTATCGGTGATGACTTAAAGCCAGTTTTCCGTGATTCAGATATTGAAGGTCAAGAAAATGTACAGCGCATTATATCGCGCATGGTTAAACGCTTGGCTGACACTAAGGCCCCAGACGCTTATGACGCTCACAGACTAAAGCGATATATTGATGAGAACGTATCGTACGGCAAGCGCCAAGAGGGAATGACAGCCACCACGGAGCGAATCCTTAAAAACCTACGCAGAAATATTGATTCAGCGCTTGATGAGGCATACCCAGCCTATGACAAGGCAAATACAAAATACGCTGATACTAGGCAGGCTCTTGACTCAATAGCAGAAGCAACCCCTTCTAAGCTTGATATTATGAGCCCAAGTGCGGATAAGCAGCTTGGGACGACGACTCGCAGGCTTATGAGTAATGCCCAATCTAGGGGCAACCTTATTGACTCCATAGATACTTTGGAAACAACTGCGAAAAAGTACGGCGCGAATTTTGATGATGACTTAATGATTCAAACGTTATTCGCTGACGAGCTGGATACAGTATTTAAGCCAGTGGCGCGCACATCATTTCAAGGACAGGTAGAGCAAGGCATTAAGGCTGGACTTGATGCAACACAGGAAACCGCAGCAGGCATGGCGGCCAGAGCTGGCAAATCCGCTGTAGATAAATTGAAAGGCGTTAATGAAGAGAATGCCTTTAAGTCAATCAAAGAACTTTTAACGGAAGGGGCTAAGTAATGGCAGACCCAATAAAAGCACCAATAACATATCCAGTCATTGCAGGCGGTAAAATCGTAGCTGGCGGATCCGTTGTTTTCGGCGCGGCCAATGTTAAGCCCGACCCTGAAAACCCTGCTACTTTAAAATCAATTTGGCTAGATAACGCTTTAACCCAGCAAGCGCAAAACCCGCAAGGTCTTGATTCTAATGGTGTTTTTGATCAAAGCAGCACGGGGTTGTTATATGGCGAGGTGGCAGATACCTATTCAGTAGTTGTTTTTGACGCTAACGGCTCTGAGCTTTCCTATATCCCTGTTTACGACCTATCAGACGCGAACGCTGCCATAACAGCACAAGAGGCTGCGACAGAGGCGCAAACAGCAGAGGCTGGCGCTATATCTGCTAGAAACCTAGTAGAGTCCCTGTATTCTGATTTTTTGATTCGCTACTTTGGTACTTACGCCTCAGACCCGTCCACAAATGACGAAGGCAATCCACCAGAAGAGGGTTCACTCTATTGGAATAGCACCATTAAAGCGTTCCGAGTTTACAGCCAAGGATCATGGGTTGCAGCTAAAGATTTAGCGGTAGTGGTCCCTACAGTCCTTCCTCGCTTAACTGGCGATGGCGCTACCACGGACTACAATCTAGGCTTTTCTAGCGCCGATACTGACTCATTTCTTGTGTATATTGATGGTGTTTACCAAAAGCCTGTTGATAACTTCACGGTAGACTTTAACACTGGCGATATTTCCTTTGTCACGGCACCGCCAAACGGCTCAAATATAGACATTACCTATTTTGACCCGTCTACCATTGCAAACCTAAATAACTCATTAGTAACAGCCACAGGAACCACTACGCCTAGGACGTTGGCTGATTCAGCTTCAGACGAAATAAACGTAAAGCAGTTCGATGATGATGTAATAGCAGCAAATGAGTATTGTAGGGCCAATAAAAAGACACTATTTATCCCCGCTGGCACGTACAACTTACCTAGTGAGTTAGACATATCAGGTTCACGAATACGTGGAGAAAGGTTTGGTTTTAATGATGGCACTGTATTAATTTTTGATAGAGCCTACGATGGTTTGGTTCAGAAATCGAACACATCGGGAGATATAACCTACCACTTAGAGAGCTTGGTCGTAAAAGAGGCACGTTGGGGTTTTAAGATGAATTACTCTGTAGGTAGTACTATTAAAAACCTATCAATACTGGACTCTGATAATGGCATACAGGTGGGCGTATACGGTACTTTAGGCCCGTTGTTTAATTATTTTGAAAACTTATGGGTTGATGTAGATAACGAAGGGTTGAGTCTAGGTGGGGATGATTTTTGTAATGCAAATCAGTTTAACACTTGCTTTATAAGAGGACACTCAAATGCAGGTCGGATAGACGCTGGTGGCTTGGGGGCGCTTAGTAACACCTTCGTTAATACAGAGTTTCGTGGAGATAACCTAGGGGTGATCTTTGGGTCATCTAAGTCAACACAGTTCTATGGATGCTATTTCGAGTGTGAAGCCCCAGCTATTAAAATTGCAGGATTTTCACAAGACATTAGACTTGATAGTTGTGTATATGGAACATTAGTTAATACAAACAGTGAAGGTATTAATTCTTTTATATGGCACGAATCTGGAGCAGCATCTGCTAAGGTTTCAGGAGGCTATATTACACTAGGTAAAACAGATGGAACGCAAGATAATTTAAGCTTCATACACTCAGATTCTCCTACATTCTTAAAGTATGAAAGCCCACTTGACCTAGATACTGAAATATTAGCATCTGGGTGGAGCGTATATGGGGCTGGTTTACCTACAGATAGGTTTTCTGTAAAACACCAAGGCAGCTACACCCCGACTTGGACAGGGCAAGGCGGGACTCAGCCAGCTTTAGGGGATGGTACTATTGAAGGTTTTTACACACTGAATGGTAATGAGTGTACCGCGTACATAGAGCTAACAATCGGCTCTACTACATCAATGGGGTCAGGTGCATTCTTATTTTCACTGCCGTTTTCGTCAATAAGGGAAAGGACAGGCACAGTATTGCACTTTGAATCAGGGATTGGTTTTGACTCTGGGGTGAGTAAAGTTAATTCTGGCTCTAATCAGGTGGTTTGTTACCCTAGTAATGGTAATATAACAAGTAATATCTCGCCTTGGGTTTGGTCAGCAGGGGATAAAATCAGTATAACACTCACACACCCGATTAATTAGCAGTCAGAGGCAACCAAAATGACAAACCTAAACAAACCCCTATCAGAAATGCGTCAAACTTATTCCAGCATCCCTGATGCAATGGAGCGCGCTACACGTCGACATAATGAAAGTATTTTCGTCATTGGCTATCACCCTGATAGTGACGTTGGTGGCGGTAATTTTGTTTATGACGCTAGTCGTGCGAAGTCAGGCCACAATGGCGGTACGGTAATTGACCCTGAAAAAACATTTCCGACAGACTGGAATGATTCAGGGCAGGTTGAGGCGTGGTTCACGGCTGACGGTGTTGAGAGTGGGGTTTGGGTTAGACCTAATTTTGAGTATGTTACGCCGTATATGTTTGGGGCGACTGGCGGTTTAGATGATACAAAATCTATTGTTCAAATGTTTTCTAGCCTGTCGGATGGAGGAACAGTTGACGGACTAGGTGGAGATTTTACCATTTATAAGGATGTTGTCGGGGTTACAACTGGAGATGCATTGCCACTGTCTGATATTCCCCACGTCAACGGTCTATCAAATGTAACAATCAAAAACATTACTTTACGCGCGGATAGTCCCAGCGTTTCAGTAACCAAATTCAGGTACCCTAGTACATTCGCCCTGAATGGATGTAGTGATGTTAGAGTTATAAATTCCCATTTTTATTCTAAAGGGGAAAGTTGGGGTGACACTGATGCCTCATCCCCCCTTGGAGATGAGGCGAGAAGAGATTTTGCCATACAAAATGGTGGACACGCATGTGTAACAATACGCAGTAAAGATGTTGATTTTGAAAATTGCTCATTTAGGTTGTGTGGCTCTGTTGCTTCTTATTATGTTATGTCTAGTAGCAATGTAAATGCTAGGAGCAGCTTTAGTAATCCAGCATCACTAGGTTATGCAGCTTACGCTTTTGATAGCTGGGCAGGGGACATATCAGTATCAGGCTTTTCTTCTCATACTAGCAATTTAGATTCTTGTGCATCTTCTAAAGAATCCTACACCTATGGTTCGAAAGGTTGCGTAATAACAGAAGACAAAGATGTGACTGTCATCGTTAATGGTGGTTATTATGCAGATGCATTCCCAAATGGTTCCGCTAAAGATTTGGGTTATGCGTTTGGTTCGGCATCAAGTCAAACTATTGTGAACGGGGCGGTTGTGAAGAACTGCGCTACTGTCGGGTATATATCCGCATCCAGTCCAGATTATTCATACCTCACTATATCAAATGTCAATGCTACTGGGCTGAGAAAAACATTTCATCAAAATGCGGATGTTTCATTTTCTAGGCTTTACGTAAAATATTCAGGCTGTAATGCTGATGTTATTGGTGGCGGTTTATGGCCGGGTGATGGAGATTTATCCAGAGAACAGACAAGCTACTTAGCATTAGCCAACGCGGGAAATAATACAGAAATAATAGTAGACAACTGCTCATTTACTGGTGCGTCTTACGGCTTTATAAATGACAATGTGATTTTTGGGTTGTTGAAATTTGTATCGTGTGAAATTGAAACAAATGGTTTCCTCTATAGCTCGCAAAATATTGGAGCGAGTGGTAGCGGGCAATCTGATAGGGGTATTATATTTGATTCGTGCGGTATACGGGATGTGTCCAGCGATACTTCCGCTTATACCATATTTAACTCAAACACTATTTACGTCTATGTAGACCTATCAAGTTCACGGGTAGAATTGAATTCTACTAGAGATATTGAGACTAGCTCCATACCTTCGGTTGGAACCTATGTCGATAGTTATCGTTTTTATAGACCTGAAAATAACACAGAAACAATAACCTCATTGCTGGCACTCAAGCCAGAATCGGCAAAAATACAAACCATTACACCGAGCGGAGCAGATAGAGTAATAACATTGCCACGGCCTGATAAATATAAATATTTTGACGTTTTGATTATAAACGCTGGAGGGACATATAATTTAACGGTAAAGGATTACACCAATACTAGCACAATAGGGACTCTGGCACCGGGGCAGGTAAAGATGTTTAGAAATAACGGGGATTTTGATTATTCAGTTTAGCAACACAAAAAACATCAGTCAACATGAACTGGACTGCAAATGCGGCTCATGCGAAGTAACAATACAACCGCATGAGCCAATCATTCAGCGCGTTCAAGATTGCTGTGATTACTTCGCTAGTAAATACGGCGTTGACCGGGTTGTGCTCTATATTACAAGTGCTGCTCGCTGCTATGAGTATAACCGCCTACCTGTGTCCGAAGGTGGTCCGGGTAGCTCAGAT